CGCTCGCCGGTCGGCATCGAGCGTTGCTCGAACACCTGTCGGCCAGCCTTCGAGAGCTTGCGCAGAGGCCCGCCGCCCTTCGAGTATTCGCCGAGGTCGGTCGCTGCACGCACCGACTGCGACAACTGCGCAGGCGTCCAGCCTCCGGGCTGATCGCCGCCGCGCTTCGTCACGTCCTGAAGAATCTTGAACTCCGGGTACTTCGCGTCGAGCGCCTTCAGCAGCGCAGCGTCCTGCGGTGCGAGTTGCGATTCGATTGCCTGCGTGAACTTCTGCTCGCCGCCGCGCAGCAACGCACGCTCGCCGGGAACGTCAGTGTCGCGCGCCATCGAGCGCAGGTTCGAGCGCACACCCTGAAGGTCACGCGCCGTCGAGTAGCCCTGTCGCGGAAGCGCGCCGAGTTCTTCCTGCATCGCGCCGCCGATGCTCTTGCGCATTTCGGGAGTAATCAGCCGCCCCGGATGGGCCTGCCCTGCGGCCTGCTCGACCGCGCCGGGACCCCACGCGCCAGAGTGCAGCGGGATGTCGCCGCCCGCCTGCTGGATGATGCGCGGCTGGATCGCGTTGTAGCCGCCGAGCGCAGAGTCATAGCCCGCGCCATAGCGCCGACCGACTTCCTCGGCCATATCGTTCACGTCGCCAAACTTCGACAATGGCGCGCTGCCAGTCGGGGCAGCCTCCTGCGCGACCGCCCGCTGGAAGTCTTTCACCGACCCGGCTCGCCTGTTGCGGATCATCGAGCCGAACATGGGCGAGGATTCGAGCGCCTGCTCCATCTGATTCAGGGTGCCGGTCGGCTTGATTTCACCCGGCGTCAGGTTGACCCCCCGGCGCAAAAGCTCCTTGGCCCCACCCGTGGGCTTCAGAGGACGCGCTAGGCGGCGCAGGGCGGCTCCCCCACCCGGAAGCACCGCCCCGAGGGCTGCGCCCGCCGTAGCGCCTTGCAGGCGGCTTCCCGGCCCTGCCGTCAGGCCGCCCTGTAGGGCACCCTCGGCCAGCCCTGCCCGGATCGCCCCAGCGCCCACGGCGCGAGCGCCACCGGCTGCCAGCCCGCCTAGGGGAGCCGTGGCGGCGATTTCGCCCACGATGGACCCTGCCTTACCGGCCCCGGTGTCCAGAAGCGCCCTGTCGAGTCCTGCGGCGTCCTGAAGGGACTCGTCGGACTTCAGCCCGACGATGTTCGCGGCCTGCCGCCCGATATTGGTCATGCCCTGCCCGACACCCGCGAGGAACTTCTGGCCGCCGCTCATGCCTTCGGTCGCCTTGGGTGCCTCGGCCTGATAGCCCGTCGTCGCCTGCTGCCGGAAGTAGGCAGCCGCTTCCAAGTCGCCCTTGTTCTGCGCGGCGGCTGCGGCTCGTGCGTATTGCATCGGTGTCGGCATCAGTTTCCTCCCAGCCCGTACTCAGCCTCGAAGTTGCGCCCACTGGCGGGCTGCTGCACAGGACCGGCTTGCGGTGCTGCCGTCTGCGAGCGCACGCCGCTGCGCATCTGCCGCCATGAATCCTGATCGTAGGGCAGCGTGCCCTCGATGTACGCAAGCTGCTGAAGCAGCGAGTTGCGAATCTGCGGCGGCAGCCCCACGGTTCCCGACTTCATGAAGGCGACGAGTTGCTGCGCCTTCTTCATCTGCGTGTCGGGCGACTCGCCGGGGCGCGGAATGAGCATCGACATCTGATTGCGGAACTCCTCGATAGGCATGGCCGCACCCGTGCGCGCCCGCACGATGGGGTCAGCGACGTTTGACCAGAAGGCCGACTGCTGCTGCACCTTCTCCGACGCAAGCTGCGGAAAGCCCGCACGGTTCGCAACGCCCATCAACTGCTGCGCGCCGCCGCCGATGAACGATTCATCGGGGAAGCCCGCGCTGATTGCGTTGTTTAAAGCAATGGTGCCTTCGCCAGCGCGACGCGCGCCGGTTGCCTGCGATTCGGTCGTCTTGCCGGGGAGGCCAGCAGCGCCCGTGATGCCCGCATCGGTCATCTGCTGATCGAGCGCCCCTGCGTTGCCGCCCGCGCCGCCGCTTTTCCACTCGCCCGTGTACGCGTCGAACAGGTCCGACTCTCCGGTAATCGGGTTTGTGGCAGCAACCCATCGGCGCTTCATTTCGTTGTTCTGGCCCGCTGCAAGCCTGCCTTCCTGCTGTTGGAACTGCCGACGCTGCTCTGCGTCGCGTGCCTGATCGCGCTCCATCTGCGCCTGCCAGTTCGCCTGCGCTTGCTGCCGTTCGCTCGCACGCGCCGACGCTTCCTTCGCAGCCGTGCGCTGCTGCATCGCCAGCTTCAGCGAGTTCTCAGCGCCGCCCTGCAAGTTCTGGCCCGCCATCTGCGTCGGCTGCGTGCCCATCAGTTGCCCGACGATGCCCATTGCGTTCTGCCGACGAAGTTGCGCGCCCATCGCCTTCCGCTTCGTGGCGTCGTCGAGCGAGCCATCTTCGAGCAGCAGTTCGAGTGCGGAGAATTGGTCAGCCATGTCAGAGGTCCTTCAGTGCGTACTCGCCGTACTTCTGCACGTTCGTGCTGACACGCTTGCGAGCTTCGGCCTGCGACGCATCGTTCGCCTTGCGCTGCTTCATCAGCTTGTAGTCGCCGATGCCCTTGCCCAAGTGTTCGAGCGGATTCGCCGCCGTCATCACGCGACCGTTGCCGCGCATTTCCGGCGTGCCCATGCGCAGCGCCTCGGCAGCAGCCATCTGCTTTTCGAGCGCGCTGATTTCCTGCGTGTCGCCATAGGTCGAGAGCAGTGCGGCAATCTGTGCCTGCTCTGCTGCCGACATCTGACCGGCCTGCGGCGGCTGCCCAGTCGGCTGCATGCCGGGAGCCATCGGCCCCTGCGGCTGCTGACCGGGCATCAGCGGCTTGCCCGTGTACGGGTCGATATTCGACATCGGGTTGTAGCTCATGTCACTTCACCTTCGAGTAATCGACGAAGCTGATGCCCGCAATCTTCGTGACTGCGTGCGGAACTTCGTCTGCCATGACGCCGATGAACTTCGGGCCGCCGAAGATGTACCGGAACGTGTAGAGCGGAGTGCCGCCGTTGGTCGTGCCAACGCGCTCGACTTCGCGTTTAAACCTTCTGTCCGACATCATCATGCCGCCCGCCATGCCGCCGATGCCCGACATCATGCCCTGCGTCGCCTGCTGCTGCGCGTTGAAGCGGTCGAGTTCGGCCTGCCCCGTCAACTGCGCGGCCTGTAGCGCCTGATTGCCTTCGCTGCGCTGGGCCTGATTGAATCCCGGCATCGAGGGCATGCCGACCTGCTGGCCGCTGATGATCGCGTTGATTTCGTTCAGCGAGAAGCCGCGCTGCTGCATTTCCTCGGCAATCTGCTGCTGCCGAAGCTGCGTCTGCTGATTGGCCTGCGACTGCTGCTGGTCGAAGTTCTGCGACCCTGCCTGCGCCTGCTGGCCGAAGTTCTGGCCGCCCGCCGTCGCGTTCATGCCGAACTGGCCCTGCGCCGCCTGATTGGCGAAGTTGCCTTGCTGCGCACCGATACCGAACTGGCCGAGCGCCGCTTCGTTGCCGAAGCCTGCGCGTGCAGCGTTCTCGCCGGTCAACTGTTGGCGCGTGGCTGCATCCATGCCCAGCATTCTCTGCGCCTCGGCACCGCTGCCGATGGTCGCCTGATACTGAGCTTGCTGCATCGCGTCGCCCTGATTCTGCGAGAGGCGCTGCATTTCATCGTTGTACGCACTGTCGCCTTCCTTCAGCCCCATGTTATAGAGCCGAGTGCGCAGTCTGTCGGTGTCCTTCTCCTGCTGCGGCAGCGCACGCGACGCCCACTGGTTGTAAATGGCATCGTTCGCGTTCTGGCTGTACTTCTGCGACGAGTCGAGTTCAGGCCCAGCCGTCTCGTAGTCACGCTGAAGCGTCTCGCCCTGCAACTGCCGCTGCATCTGCTCAGGCGTGAGGTTGCCAGCCTGCAAGTTGCCCGCCTGCGCGGCCTTGCCCGCAGGATCGAACTGGCTCCAATCCATCTTCTGACCGAACTCGTCCTGCATGCGCGGGAACAGCGACGCGCCGAGTTCACTGCGCCCCGTTGTCAGTCCCATCTGCGCATCGAGCGCACGCTGCGACTCAGGGTTGAGCGTCGTGTTCTGCGTCCACTTGTTCAGGTATTGCTGCGTCGAGGGGTCCCACGTTGCCTTGTTTTCCCACGAGGTATTTCCGAAGGGCGTCTGCTGATCCGGTCGGTTCGCCCACGTCTGCTGCTCCGTGACTTCACGGCTCGACTCAGCCTGCTTTTCTGCGGCGGCTGCGTAGTCCGGTGCTTTAGGAGTTGACTTGCTCACTGCTGCGGCCCTCGGCGAAGCGCCTGCGCCATCGCCATCTGATCCGGCTTCGGTGCGCCGTTGCGCCCCTGAAACTTATCGTACATCGCACGCATGCCCTGCCCCAGTCCAGCCATGCCCTGCATCGGCATCTGCTGCGGCGGGCCGCCCGGAGGGGCCATGCCCGGAGGCGGGCCGCCCGGAGGGGCCATGCCCGGAGGCGGGCCGCCCGGAGGAGGCGGCTGCCCGCCCTGACCCTGACCCTGACCGCGCAGCTTGTCTGCCACGGCGCGCATCATCTGCCCCATGCCAGTCATGCCGGTCTGCTGCGATTGGCGTTGCGCCCACGCGGCTGCGGGGCCGCCCGGAGGAGGCCCGCCCGGAGGGGCCATGCCCGGAGGCGGGCCACTCGGAGGAGGCTGCTGGCCCGAGCCGTAGCTAGGCGGCTGCTTGCTGTTGCGCATGAATCAGGTACTCCGAAATGATGATGTCGACGCCAGCGTTCCAGCCGTCTTTCACGCGGCCAATCTCTTGCCAGCCGAGCTTGTTGAAGATCATGCGCAGCGCGGCTGTGTTGTCGCTGGGCGTCATGCCGATGAATTTCTGCTTGCCGTGCAGCGCGCCGTAGGCCACGAGTTCATTCCACAGCGGAAGGATGCAGCGGGGATGCCGGATAAACCAATGCACGACGACGCTCGTGGGCGTCCAGCCGTCGAGGCCGACCATGCCCATGATCGTGTTGACGCCGTTGTCGGCGTGACTCCATGCGACGATGCCCCCGAACTGAGGACCGGGGTAGTAGGAAGTTGCTGTGGTGAACTCCTCGTAATCAGGAGGCACCATCGCACGGAATTTGATGGCGGGCTTCACAGCATGCCGCCCGAGTCGAACAGGATGTCGACGCCGATGAAGATAGTCGCTGCGGCGCTGCGCCCTCGCATGATGACGGCAACGCTGCGACCGATGCCGAACGCGCCACGAGGCGGCGTGTCGACGAGGTAGCCGCCACCCCAGATTGCGTTGTCCCACAGCCCGTTGTTCCAGATTGCGCCGTTGGGCACGACGTAGGAAGGCGAGCCTGCGATTTCGGACAGGTCGAAGTTGTAGCGGGCCGCGATGCTGTAGGACGGCACGGCGTTGCCAATGAACTGCGGACGAAGGAACTGCACGCGCTTCGTCACCGCAGGCTTGCCGTAGTTCTGATACGTCGAGAGCCAGTCCCATTCGATTGCGTTGGCGCTGTCGCCAGCGTCGGCGAGCAGCACGTTGTCGGTGTTGCCGTCGTAGGTGAAGATGCGGTTCTGCTCGTCGCCGAAGTAGAGCTTGTTGTTCTGCACTTCGGCGCACTTCATCGGCAGCCCGGTGAACTGCGACCACGCACGAGTCGTCGTGCTGTAGACGAACTGCATCCACGGCAGCCCTGTCTCTTTCGGCGTGAGGACGAAAATCAACTGGCTCGCAGGATCGAACTTGATCTGCCAGCCGTAGACGTTGTTCCCGCGCTGAAGCACGCGATTGATGCGCGGGTTGATCTTCGCGCTGACGCTCGCCTGCTCGTCAGTCGCGGGCAGTCCCGCAATCAGCTTCGAGCATTGAATCAAGCCGTACTGCGTGAGGATAAGCAGTTCGCCGCCCATGTCGTCGCCGTTGCGGCGGCCCTGCGTCGGGCGTCCGACGAACCACGAGCCGTGCATGACGAAATCGCCAGCAACGTCGGGATCGGTGCCCTTGTACACGAGCATGTCGCCCGCGCTGCTGAGAGCCACGAGGTAGTCGTCGACGCCCTCGCCGCCGTCGAGCGTCCAGTTCCACAGCGACTTCAGGTAGCCGCCGTAGCGGAACTTGTTGCCGAAGTTGAATTCCTTCGCCGTGCCCGTGAGTTCGCCGACCGGCAGATACCACGCACGACCGCTGCCGCCCTCGACGAAGAAGATGCGATTCTTCCATATCGTCACGAAGTCGAAGTTCGCTTCGGGCGCGGGGCCAGTGATGGTGCCGACCGCCCAAGTGTTCGTCGATGCGGTGTAGAGGATGTAGCCGTTGCTAAGATCGCAGACGAGTAGGAACGACGCCTGCGCGATGTTGATGTAGTGCGTCCAACTGCACCACCCGGCGCGGTCGTCCTTGATGGCGAAGTTGAACACCTTCACGGGCGCTATGGCCGCCGTCGTGATGTCGTAGATGCCATCGCTCGTGCAGGCGAACAGTCTGCGCAGCGGCGTGTCGCTGCTCGTGTCCTCGAAGGGGATGATCGTCTTGATGCCGTCGCCGAGCGGCACGGGCAGGCAATGCTCGCGGTAGCCGCGCCGCACTTCCACGCCGTAATCGTTCGGGATCATGTTACGCAGGATCAACGCATCTTCAGGCGGCGCGGCAGCCATGTTCGCAGTCGCGTTGATGCCGCCCATCGGCGACGGGAGGAATAACGGCTGCGTCAACTGCATCTGAGCGCGCTTCTTGCGCCCCGTCAGTTCTTGGAACAGCTTGCCTGCGTTAAGAGCCAAAGCCCGTCTCCGGTATGTTCATGCCGTCGAGGAAGCGGTTGCCCTGATACCTGCGGTTGAGGTTCAGGATCGGGGCGCTCACGTCCTTGCCTGTCCATGATTCGAGTGCAGACAGAAATTCGTCCTCGGCCTTCGCCGTGTCGAAGCCCTTCGCTTGCAGGAAGGCGAGCTTCAGCTTCTTCAGGAAAAGGATCGGCTCGTACAGCGGCGTGTCGCTCGAAGTCTGCACGCTGTTTTTGTACACGGGCGCGTTCGGCGGGCTGCTGCCGTCCAGCACCCAGTCGCGGCTGATGTACTTGTAGCCGATGGGGATGCCCGGTGCAGGCGGCTGCGGCCAGAGTTGCAGCTTGCCATCAGCGATGCGGAACCATGCGTAGATCGTGACCGTGTAAAGCTGCGACGCTTCGAGGAACGACCACCACTGCGACGACGCAGGGCCGAGCAGCGGATACGCCGCACCCGGCGCACCCTGCTGCCAGCCCGTCTGGTCGATCATGTAGCCGAAGTCAGGCGGCAGGTCGTACAGCCCCGTGTCGCCGGGGGCGGTGACGAAGTTGTTCGAGCGTTCCAACTGCTGCCAGTCGTTCTCCTGAAGCAAGTCGTCTCCGCACTCCGTTGCCAGAGTGCAGAGTTGAATGAACGCGGGATCAGGCGACGCGAACGGGTCCGTCGTGCTGTTCAGCCCGATGCTGATGGCAACACGGTTGATTAGATCGCCAGCCGTCTGAAACCGTGCCATGACTTACTTCCCCTTGCTTGCGATCAGCTTCTTGATCTGTTCGGCCTGATCCGCGATTGCTTTTTCCATCGTGTCGATGCGGTTGTCTCGTTCTTCGAGTTCCTTCTGCATCTTCACGACCTGCGCGTTGTCCTTCAGCGCGTCGCGGAACGCTGCGGCCTTGCGCTTCCACTCGTGGCCCATCGGAATCTTCGACACATAGGTGTCGGACAGGTCCGCAAGCTGCTCGACCGTGAAGATGTTCAGGTACTTGAATTCTTCGGCGAGGTCGTTGCTGATAACCGGCCACAGCGACAACGGCGTGCCGTCGTGTGCAGGCGCATCGCCCTTTGCCTTGAACGCGGCGTACGCCTTGGCGAAGCGCATGCGGTCATCGCTGGGCAGTACGCCCGTGCGCTGCACGGGACGAACGACTGTGTTTAAACGGTCGCCCGGAATCAGAATCTTGATGAACTCGCGCTGCTTGAAGCACTTGCGTCCTTCTTCGAGCGTGCGCTCCTTGTCCTCGACTGTCTCGTTGTAGAAGATCACGCCGAGTCGGTCGTCACCGAAAAGCATGTTGCCAGCATTCTCGGCCTGTTCCTCGATGGTCATTTCACGCATGGTGTTTTCCTAGTTGTTAAGCCGTGCCCGATGGCGCGGCAGAGAAGCGCATCGTCGTGGCAAGACCACGCCGCTGCACGAAATACTCGTAGACGCCAGCCTGCGTTGTGTCGTACCACTGGCTCACCGCATCCCATGACAGGTTGAGTCGGTTCGGGCCGAGGTAGATGGGCAACTGCACAGTCAGGTTGCCGCTGATGCCGGGGAACTGCACGCCGCCCGCAGGCTGCACGCGGAAGTCGCCATCGTTGACTGCCTGAATCAACGCCACGGTGCCGCCTGCAAACACACCATCCGGCGCAAGCGTCCCGACCGCAGGCGCGGCGCGGAAGCCTTCGCTCGATGCGCTGATGGTGTTAGGCGTGAGCGTGAAATCTTTCGTCACGATGGTCGGAGCGCCGCCCGTGCCCGACGTGCAATAGAGTCCGTTCGCGTTGTACGGCACGCCCTGATAATAGCTGTTGATGACGCCAACGGCGGCAATTTCAAGCTCACCATTCGGCCCGTAAGGCGTCGCGCCGGGGCCATAGTCAGACGGCTGCGTTGCCTGCAAGCCGACGATGCCGCCCGCTGCGTTGAACGGGATGCCCTGATCGAAGCGCACAATGGGACCTGCCCCGCCGAACACTTCGCCTGCGGCGTTGAGCGGCAAGCCACGGAAATACGAAACGATCGGACCCGTAGGTGAAGTACGAATCCGACCGTTCGCATCAAGCAAGCCTTGGAAGGCGCTGCTCATGGCGGTTAGATGTCGCCGAGCGGCGTCACACCAGAGCCGAACACCGACTGCCCTGCCACAAGGGACACACCCGAACGGTTGACCCAGCCCGTCTCGACGACTACGCCGTTGGCAACCGAACCCACTGCTGTCACTACCTTCGTGGGGAAGCCCGTGAACGGAGTCGTGCCGCCATCGCGCGAGCCGCCGTTGCCAGCCTTGCACAAGCCGAGGTCGCCCACGTCGTACGGCACAGGCACGCCCGAAGCGTTGCTCTTGCCGCCGCCGATGTAGGTCAGGAACGCGCTCTGCGTCGAGCCATCCGGCAAGTCCTGACCGGGGATGTAGTCGTCGGTGAAGTTCTTCTCGGCGAAGTGAACCGCCGTCAGGACGCCACCGAAGCCGAGGCCGGTCTGCAACGCGCCAGTCGATGCGTTGCCCGCTATGTCCTTGTCGAACGGCGAAGCCTTCGGACCACTGAGCGCGTCGAAGTAGATGGATGCGCCAGCGCTGGGGTTGGCGAGGTTTTCAGCGAGAGTTGAGCCGGGAAGTGCAGCAGGCATGGTTGTATCCTCCGATTAAATTGCAGTTGCGTCGCCGAGGCCGATGGGGTTGTCCTTGTCGTCCACCGAGTTCACCCGGTTGAGACACCACACCCATTCCCCCGCTTTCGCGCCCGTGTAGGACGCCCAGCCGGGGATCACGTCCGCGAGCGGCGGCGTGTCACTGATCGCTTGCAGCAGGCGCATCTGCCTGTCGGTCGCGTTGTTGGTCCAGTTCGCCGTGTTGGGCGGCGCTCCGATGACGGTAGGAAGTTCTGTCTCCGGGTCGGAGCCGTTACGCCCCCACGAGGGTGCGCCGTCCGTCCACTTCTGTTCCGGCGAGATGCCGATGCCGAAGTTGGCGTCACGCGCTGCGATGGTGTTGCTCATATCTTCCTCCGCAAAAACGTCAGTCAGGAACGCTGTGTCGCGAGCTTCGGTCGCTGCCAGCGTGCCCTCGATTTCCTTCTGGTTCAGCCCGACCAGCGCCGCACTGTCCCGCGCCTCGATGGCGGCGATGGTTGCAGCATAGACCTTCTGCCCCGTGGCGGCGAACAGGTCGCGTGCCTCGGTCACTGCCAGCCCGCCGACGATGCTGCCCGGCAGGAACGTCTCACCGCTGATCGCGGCGAGGTCGAAGCCTTCGAGCGTCGCCAGCGTGCCGTCGATCTGCTTCTGGTTCAGCCCGTTCATCGCTGCCACGTCTCGCGACTCGGTGGCGGCGATGGTCGCAGCGTACTGCTTGCTGCC